GGCATCCAAACTTCCGAGGTGTCGATTGTGAAAGTTCTTGATCTATTCGCTGGGATCGGTGGCTTTACCATCGGCCTTGAGCGAGCAGGATTCGAGACAGCGGCTTTCTGTGAGATAGATCCATACGCTCAGAAAGTCTTACGCAAGAACTGGCCCGGAGTACCGATCTATGACGATGTTAGAACAATCACAGCAGAGCGACTGGCTTCAGACGGAATTGGAGTCGATGTCATTACAGGCGGATTCCCCTGCCAAGATATCAGCGTCGCGGGACACCAGCGAGGTATTGAAGCAGAGCGTAGTGGATTGTGGTCAGAGTGCGCCCGTTTGCTTGGGGAGCTTCGACCTCGATACGCCATCTTTGAGAACGTCACAAACCTGCTTAATGGAGAACGGGGAGCTTGGTTTAAGCGAGTTCTCTGGGACATTTCCCAGATCGGGTATGATGCGGAGTGGCACTGTATACCAGCTTCCGAACTTGGCGCGTACCACCACAGAGATCGGATCTGGATTGTGGCATACCCCAAAAGCATCGGATTACAAGTCAGTAACGAGCAACATCGAGTACCACAGGAAGCGCGTAGACAAAGAGCTATCTTGTCAAGTTGCGACTTTGGAGGACGATACTTCACCGATGAACCCGGAATGGGTCGAGTGGCTAATGGGATTCCCAATCGGTCACACAGACTTAAATGCTTAGGCAATGCTGTTGTTCCGCCAATACCAGAACTTATCGGGAGAGCTATCAATGGATCTAACTGACTACATCATGGCAGTCCGGGCGGCAGACACGATGGCTAAGACATGGAAGGCGGATGTAGCAATCCTATCTAACCTGAAGGTCGTAAGACTAGATGAGGCAAAAGGCACCGTATTGGAGATAGTACGAGGCGAGTTCTATGCCTGATCATCGTGGTAAGCTAGACAAGGAAACGCGGGATAGACACTTCCCCGAGCTGAATGGCGGGAAAGGATCAAGACCACGTAAGTTCACCAAGAGTAGTACGAAAGCATACTCTGATAACTGGGATAGGATCTTCGGTGGCAAAGACAAGAGCACAACTTAACAGAGAGACACGACAAGCCGAGATGCGAAAGAAGATTGAAGCGTCTGGGTATGAAACGCATGTCCATGAAGTTGTTAAAAAATTGCTAGATCCTGAGCAAGAATACGACTCGATTGAAGTCCAGCGTATGAAGTCTGCGGCTGACCTATCGATCAAGATGATGGCTAAGTTCATGCCAGACCTTAAATCCACTGAGATCACTGGCCCAGATGGCGGTGATTTAGTCATAGCCGTACAGCGTAAGCGATTCGATGGCGAAGATTGAGTATGTAACCAAGCCACCCGGTAAAGTTCTCGAAGAGTTCGCCGACTGTCGGGCGCGTAACTCTTTCATCATGGGGCCACTAGGCTCCGGCAAGACAGTCCAAGTTATCCTCAAGCTACTAGAGCTAATGTGCGAACAGAAGCCAGTGACACGGGAGACGCACCCCAACTACGGTGTAAGGCTCAGTCGGATCATTGCCGCACGTAATACCTACAGCGAACTATTCTCGACCACTATCAAGGATTGGATCGAGGTGCATGGCGAGCTGGGTGAGTTCAAGCAGGGCAACAAGGAACCACCAACACACAAGATCCAGTTCAAGCTAGAGGATGGCACGACTGTACGCAGTGAAGTCATCTTCATCGCCTTTGATCGCCCTGATCACGTCAAGAAGGCTAGAGGTATCCAGACTACATGGGTGTGGCTAAACGAGGCTAAGGAGCATTCTAAGAGCGTTGTGGACATGCTGGACTTGCGTTGTGGTCGATACCCATCAATGAAGGAAGGTGTACGCCCTACCCATTACGGAATGATAGGTGACTCCAATGCCCCAGACGAAGATCACTGGTATTACCGACTCGCTGAAGAGGAAAGGCCGGAAGATTGGAAGTTTCATCGCCAGCCCGGTGGAGTCTATCGGGAGGGAGATGGTTGGTATCTCAATACCAAAGCCGAGAACCTCAACAACTTACCCGAGGATTACTACAGGCGAGGACTACAAGGCAAGACGGACGACTGGATCAAGGTCAACTTGGCTAACGAGTATGGGTTTGTCTCCAGTGGTAAGCCGGTGCACCCTCTTTACACTGATTCTATACACTGTCTTGGCGACGTGTACGTTCCTAATTCTGACACCCCTGTTGTTCTTGGTTTCGATTTTGGTCGCACTCCCGCTTGTGCTTTTCTTCAGCGTGACGCGTTGGGTCGCTGGATTTGTTTCGATGAATTCTGCATGACTGATTCCGGGGCGGTGGACTTTGCACCTACCCTCAAACGATATATCGAGGCGAACTATCCGAAGTTTAAGTTTCGCGGCTGGGGTGATCCCTCGGGCGATAACAAGAACCAAGCGAATGCCGACACACCATTTAAGATATTACGAGCGGCTGGCATACCTTGTACTCCGACGCTGACCAACGATCCAGCTATGCGGAGAGCGGCTCTCGAACTACCGATGAAAGAGTTGTGCATGGATGGCAAGCCTCGATTCCTAATCAGCCCCAAGGCGAAGATGATTCGCAAAGGGTTGCAGGGCGGCTTCTGTTACCGACGGTTACAGCTATCGGGTGAGAAATACACAGATGAGCCAGACAAGAACGAATACAGTCACCCGGTCGAGGCATTGGAGTACGCATTGCAGGGCGAAGGTGAAGGCCGTCAAGCGTTAACCAACTTGCATACAAGACAACGGCAGACGCAACGGGCACAGGTCAAGTTCAGTGTCTTCTGATATCGCCTATGTGGCTTTCTCAATTGATGAGGGTCACTGGTGGTCATGGATGCTACACCCGGAGATCAAGCATTGTTATGTCGTGATTCCCAATGATGGCGAATGGCTCGCACTGGGCAAGTCAACGGAAGGTATAGAGCTGATGATCGTCGATAACATTACGGATGTAGTCGAGAACGATATTCTGATAAAATCCAAAGTTACTAGGCCCAAGCGTGGGCTATTTATGTTGAACACTTGTGTCGGTTACACGAAGCAGGTGTTAGGAATTAATAAGCCGTTCATCTGGACGCCGTACCAGTTGTATCGGCACTTGGAGAAACAACATGTCGGGTAAGCTTAGACAAAGCGTAAGAGGTATCGGTAAGTCACACCGGAAAGTGTTCAGGAAGATCGACCGAGTGCGACGAGGCAAAAGTCTTTTGGGCGAGCTTGGCGTTAAAGCCAGCAAGCGAAAGCCTCAAGATGTTATTGGCTATGACGGCGAGAACTTCACACGTAACGGGCAGACTACAACCCGTGATTCACTGAGGATGGGATGATATGAAATCACCAAAGGCACCTAAGCCCACGGCACAGCAAATCGCTGTTGAGCGTCGTCAATCGGCGGCATTGGATGAAGAGATCGCGGAACAGGAAGAGCGCTTTCGTGCGATGACTCGCAAAAAGCTAGGAACCAAGTCACTGTTAGGCGGCGTACCTCGTAGTCGTCAAGCGGCGGCAACTGGTGGCGCTCGTGGCGCACCAGCTCGAACAATGCTTGGCGGAGGCGGTGGAGTATCGCCATCATCACCTCGTCGCGGCGGTGGTCGTCCCGGCACCTATCCCGGCACTATGCCCCAACTTCCATAGGTAAAAGCTATGAGCTTGCCCCCGCATCTAGGCTCGATCCAAGATATCAAGGAACGAGAGCAAAAGGCATTCAGCACTCAGGCAATGTGGCACGACCAATTGCAGGATGTGTATGAATATTTCCTACCTCAACGGAATCTGTTTGACACTGAGAACACAGGCCAGAAGAAGATGGACCGCATCTTTGACTCGACTGCGTTAACAGCTATCCAGCAGGGCGCAAGCAAGCTACAAGAGAACATCGCACCGATCATGTCGCGCTGGGCTACCTTCCAGCCGACCGATGAGATCATTCGGTTACTAGAATCAGGTCAGTTCGATGTGTCTGAAGAGGACATCCGGGCGAACCTAGATCAGCAATGTGAGCTGGTGTTTGACTATATCAACCGTTCCAACTTCCATACGCAGTTCTATGAGGCCGCACTTGATCTATTGGTAGGCACTGCCACCATGAAGATCGAAGAAACGGACGATGAGACCAATCCTATTTGCTTCAACACGATCCCGCAGAAGGGCATAGCGTTTGAAGAAGGTCCGTATGGCGGCGTTGAGACGCACTGGCGACGGTTCGAGGTTAAGGCTCGTTTGTTAGAGCGTATGTGGCAGGGCTTTGAGGCGTCACAGAAGATCCGCAACATGATCGAGAACAGCCCAAACAGTGAAGTCCGTGTATCTGAAGGCGTCATCTATGACCCTAAAGACAAGAAATATTACGGATGCCTATGGGTAGCAGAAGAGAACCAATTCTCATGGACTGAAGACTTCGGTCAATCAAGCCCATGGGTTACTGGTCGCTACACAAAGGTAGCTGGCGAGGTACGTGGTCGTGGTCCAGCCATGCAATCACTGCCCGATGTACGCTCATTGAACAAAGCTAAAGAGTTTGTATTGCAGAAGGCCGCAATCGACCTTGCTGGTATGTATACGGCTACTGACGACGGTGTGACAAACCCGTACAATATGGTCATTGCACCGGGTGTCGTGATTCCAGTCGGATCAAACAACACCAACAACCCTTCTATTCAACGTCTCGATACAGGATCGAACCTTGCTCTCGCGCAATTCGAAATCGTGGAG